CAGCATGCATTAATAAGCCACCAAGTGTTTCAAGTTTATCTTGAGGTAAGAATGTTAGAGCAGTCATTGCGGCAGTAACTATTGTAATTGCTAATGCCATTTTGATTAATGCATTTGCTAATTCATTAGTTGCTTTCGCTTTAAAGTATTTCTCAATACCCTTAAGAGCTCCAGCACCATTCTTTAATACTCTGAGTAATCCACCACTACTAAGAATTCTTAATAATACTTTAATAAGCCTGAAAATTTCCAAACTACTAATAGTATTAAACAAGTTCTTAATAGTTTGCAACATATAGTTAATGTCACCAGACCTGAATGCTTCTCCAACTTCTGCTAATGAATTTTTAATTCCATCAAAGAAGATTTGGAATACAGGTTTAATAACATTTGTATAAAGCCATTTTAGTATAGAAAATGCCTGAACAATAATATCTTTAGCTGTCTTAATACCCTCACCAATCTTTGACTTAGCAACTTCCTCATCTAAGCCAGTTATAGCAAGAATAGTTCTACCGATTCTAGTAATAAGATTGTCAAGCATAGCCCCAATCATCTGTATAAAGTTACCAAGACCAGAACCGCCTTTAAATCTATTAAATACATCAGCTAATGTTTCACCTTCGGTCCATGCTTTCTTAGCTCTGTCACCAATATCTTTGAAACCATTGGCAATATTTTCAAGAACATTACCATTACCGCCAGTGAATAAACCTTTAATCTTTTCTACAAGTTCTTTAATCGTATTCTTAAGGAAATTAAATACTGGAGCCACAAACTTTGTGATCTGTACCACAATAGCCCCAAGTACCTTAACTATTCCAATAAGAACATTTCTTAAAGTCTCGCCAACCGATGCTAATGCTTCCATTGGCCCGACACCTTCTTCAAATTCATAAAAGGCATCGCCAAGAGTTGCACCAATTTCAAGTGCAATATCTACAATAATACCTAAAACTTCCCAAATAGCAGAAAGTACAGGTTTTACTACAGTTATATATAAAGCATATGCTAATTTAGCAATAAACTTAATTACTGCACCTAAACCTCTTAAAACTTTAGCTACTTTAACTATTGTTTCCTGAGAAGGAACCAGCTTTGATGTAAGACGTTCAAATGCTCTAGCAATTGCAGCAAGAATACTAACAGTACTTTCACCACTTGGCATAAACTGATTAATTACTGATTTAATAATAGTTATTAAAGCCTTAAAAGGAGCCATTATGTTTTTAATGCCTTGTGCGATATCTTTATAGAAGTTAGTCTCTCCGAGACGTTTCATCATTATGTAAAACTGAAACATTGTTGCTCTAAATTTTTCACTAAATGATAAAAGCGCTTTTCCACCAGAATTGTTTTCAGTAACATCATCCCAGCCTTTTCGGAAATTCATTATTATAGACTTTAAACCACCACCAAAAGCATAAATACCTTGAAATAACTGAGTTCTACCATTAACAAATATATCTTGTTCAACAACCTCACTTAATTTTTCAATTTCTTTTCTAAGGTATTCTATTCTTTCTTCATCAACAGCAACTTCTGAAGCCTTATCAGTAAGAGTTTTTAATTCATTTTGATAATCTGCTATTTCCTGCTGAACCAAATCTTTTCTTACTTTTTGTCCATTTACATAAACAGCATTTAATTCAAAATCTAATTCAGCTATCTTTCTTTGTAAATAAGCTGCTCTTTCAGCGTCTTGAGTTCCAAAATTTGATTTTGATTTTAATCTATCTAACTGTTTCTCATACGATTCAAGTTCGGCTTCCATAGCGGAACGTCCACCAGTTTTCCAATACTCGAATACATCATTTAAATCCCATAATCTAGTAACAAATATTTCATATAATGCATTGGCTAAATCAGTCCAAATTTCTTTAGCTTGCTCATAATCACCAAATACATTTGTATAAATAGTTGTCCAAACAGTAGATGCAGCATCCTTAGCAGATTCTATAGCATCTGTAAATGTTCTAGCTTCCTGAGCCGACTCGAATGCTTTAATACCATATTCTGAAACATATGTATGCCAATCTTCAAGAGCCTCTTCAGCTGTCTTTTCAGCATCTTTAAATGTTTCAGCATATTCTTTTAAATATTCAGCATAACCTTCTTGTTTTTCTTTATACTGAAGTTCAGCTTGTTCTTTAGTAAGCTCATTTATTTCAGCATACTCATCAACAGTCATGTCAGTAACTTTTTCAACTTTTTTCCACTTACCTAAAAGTTTGGTAATGCTTTCTGAATTAAGTTCTGTTTTTTCAAACTGTTTAATAAGATACTGATTATTTTGTTTTACTTGTTTAACAGCATCTGCAGTAGTATTTAATTCAACATAATTACCCTGAGCATCCATATAAGATCCTTCTTCATAAATGCTACGGATCTCATCTACTGCTTCAGAATATTTTTTATATACATTCATCATTACTTGGGTGTTAAACCATTTACCCTGAGTTAATGATTCTGTAAAGCTCTGTAAGCTAAATGTAATTTTATTATTTAATAATGATGTATAAGTACCATCTAAATTATCTTTAAGAGTTCCAACTGCGATAGCTGCCTCAATAGCATTCTTTCGGAACTCCATTGTATCCATGTTTAAGTTCTGAACAGATTTGTAATCTTGTAATCTCATCTGTCCTGCACCAAGAGCCTGTGATAACTGATACATTGCTCTTGAAGCGTCATTTGCATTCTTACCTGAAAGTGAAGCCCATTCTGCAATACCCATCATTGCGGTCGTTGCATCTTCAAGTGACTGACCAGAAGCGGTAAATTTACCAATTTCTCTTACCATGTCAGTAAACTTGTATGAAGTTTCATCAGTAAAGTAATTAAGTCTCTCTAACTGATCTGTAATCTTCTCCATTGCATAACCCTGAGATTTCAGAGTTGCAACAGAAGTGGTCATGTCAGCATATTTGCTCCAACCTTTACTAAGTTGGCCTACAGTATTTTCTTGAACGAAGTTAACTAATTTGCCGGCAATATTATCTATAATCTTATCTTTCATCCTATCAAGGATGGTATAAGATTTGTCGGCCATTTTCTGAACATTTTGAGTTATAGATTCAAAGTTTTCAGCACTTGCATCTACAGCACCTTTAAACGATAATTTTTCTTTTAGCTTATCGAGTATACTTAATGTGTTCTTTGACTTTTGCTCAAAATCGCTCGAGTCAAATTTCATTTGGACGACTCGTTCATCTATATCGACCATATCGAGTTTCCTCCTTTCAAGAAAATATTATGGATTTTGACTAAATTCGTCCCAGACTTCTTCAGCCATTTGATTAAATATTGGTGCTAATGCAGGGTTAATGTAGTCAATACCTTCAACCCAAACACCTGATTGTGTGGCATGTCCAAGTTGTAAATAAAGTGCAATATTAAACCAATCTTCTTCTAGATTACTATTACACCATATTAACCTATAGACGCCTTTCTTTTCTTCAATTATATCGTAGTACCATGATTCAGCAGTAGCACCAGTAAGGATAGGTGTGCTGTTTCTTAAGGCCTCTACACCTCGCTGACCGTATTTTCTCAATGTATTTAGATACGGATCATGCCTCATGACTTTTTGAAGCCAGGTCCTTGTTTTCTTCCAACTACCCTTACTAGTGAACTGTATCATAGTTTATCCTTTCTTGCCGGATGCTTTTAAACGCTCTTCATTGATGCGTGCATAGTCTTGTGCTATTTCGTACGGCTTTGCTCTCTTCTTCTTATCGTCTGGAGTATTATCGTAGTTTACAATCTGTACAAGATTAAGTAATCGATTAATATTCCAATATTGTGCTTCAAATGGAATTTGTTGTTCAACCATCCAAGCATAAATTCTATCACTGGTAAATCTTATTTGATCACCTTTCGACTTTTTATCTGGTTTAGTTTCTGGTATAGAACGAAGAGCCGTTTGAGGATCACCTAAATATTCCTGTATTTCTTTAAAGTTGTCTGCAGAAAGTCCATAGACAAGACTGTCTGGTATATCGGATATGTCAATAACTAATACGTCATCAACATACCTAATCATAGATTTGATAAAATATAGCATTTCTTCAGGTGTCTTCTGTTCTTCGTATTTCTTTCTAGCCGATTCACTAGCTTTTTTATCCGGAAACCATGGTCTTTTATATTTCTTTTCCCATTCAGTTATTGCATAAAGAGAGTTTTCCAAACGAATCTTAGTGTCCTTTTCAACTGAAAGAAATGTTTCAGTCTTTTCATCGAACACATTAAAAGCTTTGACTATTATTGTTTTCATTTATTAATATCTACAACTTTTGCATTTGCAGCATCCTGATCCTTAAGCACTTCGGCAAGAATCTCAGGCATCTCTGTCTTGCCTTCAGCATCAGCCTTAGCAATCTGTGCCTGTAATTCAGCAGGGAGAATCTTCTTAAGAAAATCTGCAAACTTGTCTGCTGCATCATCACCTGATGTAAGCTCATCAAACAAAGCTTCATATGCTGCTGAATACTTGAAATCTTCTCTTACTTTCTCATTCTTAATGAACTTAGTACCATCTTCAGACTTAAGTCCATAAGCTGAAAGAACAATATCCTCGAATGTAACAAGCAGAGCCTTCTGATCATAGTTATTAATTATCTTGTTAAACTGACCCTGAAGACCGCCATCATAGTTTGCATTAAGATCCTGAAGGTCCTTCTTCGAAAGATAGAAGAAGAATTCCTGTGTACGAGGAAGATCGTTATAATCTGTATACTTTATTATTTTCTTTAACATAATAATTGTCTCCTTTTCTACTTTGTGACTTGTATTTTTAAGCCCAAATTATGTTCATTTTGATTATTTTGTTACAAAAAATTAATGAAAAAAATAAGAGGGATAAACTGTTTTTAAGCCTATCCCTCATTTGATTATTTAGTTGTAATTACGAAGTGTATGCACCATCTGCATAATGACTAATAAGATCTGTAAGTGTAGGAATTCTTGCAGGTGTATCATCACCTTCACCTACTGCAGATTCATTAGTTCCATACAGATAAGCTTCAAGTGCTGCAATATCGTCATTGTCTGCATCTTGTACACCGTCAAATGTTACAATTTTGCTTGTAACAAATACGTGAGCGCAAGGCTGAACTGCAACCTTTGTAGACTCTGTGGTAGTTCCATCAACAGGAATCTTTGAACCTGTCTGAGGAGGGATCGAACTGATTTCCCAGCTGAATTCCTGTGCCTCAGGCGAATCGTTCTGTGTAGCATGGTCCATTTCTGAAGGAGCTGCACTAAGACCCCAAGCAAGATGAATCTTATAAGCAAAGCTATCACCGAGAGTATCATTACCAAGACGAGTTCTCCAAGAAAGAGCAAACTTCCTTCTCTTCTGCTGTCCTGCCTGTGCTTTGAAGCCAAGAGTTCCACCAGAAGTGGTTCCAACTCCAAAGTTACCCATACACTCGTTAAATTCCTTAGGGAATGTGTAAGCTTTGATAGTACCTTTCCAGTCTTCCTTTGAGATCAGAGAAAGATACTTAATATTATCGGCATAAATGTCATTAGCTTCTGCACCTTCAGGTGACTCGGTAATACCGGTGATACCATTCCATGCAACGCCATCAGCATATGTACCGTCATCATTCATGATGTAAAGCACTGCATGATCCACACCTGTCTCAAACAGTCTCTCGCCATCATTATCCCATGTTAACTGTGACATGTCTTCTTTCTCCTTTCATTAAGATACTAAACCTGCAAGTGTATCAGGTGTAGGAAGATAAGGTGCAGTACTATTAGTTCCCATTAATGCTGCTTCGAGAGCTGCATATCCAGTAGCATTCTCAACACTATCTACAACAATATGTGAAGTAGGTGCAAGAACTTCTTCGGTACGAGGATCTATAGTACTTATAAATGCATCGGGAATTGAGTTAAGATCCCATGAGAACTCTGTTGCCTCAGGTGAGTCATTAACTGTAGCATGATCCTTCTCAGAAGGAGCTGCAGTAAGACCATATGCAACATGAAGCTTATAACCATAAGAATCACCCTTAACTGCATTACCCTGAATTGTTCTCCAAGCAAGACCAAATTTCATATGATTCTGCTGACCAAAGAACAATCCCATGTGTGTGCCGTCATTGTATTCAAGTTCACCCTGACAAGCGTTAAACTCTCTAGGCCATGTATAAGCCTTGATAGTTGCCTTCCAGTTTTCAACTGAAATCAGTGAAAGGTACTTCATGTTATCTGCATAAATGTCATTTGCATCAGCACCCTCAGGATTCTCAGTAATACCGGTTACACCATTCCAAGCCTTACCCTGACCATACTCTGTATAAACGGTACTTCCAGAATCAGCTTTTCCTTTTGTACCGTCCATAGGAAAGAGAACTACGTGATCGACACCAGTCTCATAGAGACGTTTTGCCGCCTCATCCCATGTAAGTTTTGCCATGGTTTTTTCCTCCTTATTTTAATAGATTGTGTAAGAGTCATGATGCAAATTATCTTTAACATAATGCTTTCCATGACTGCAATACGGTAACTCAGCTAACTGTATAACAACAGGATCATCAGGATCATATGTAACATAACGAACATCGTAAGCTACATTTAATGTATATGATCTATTGTCTGCCTTCTGAGTTTTAATAGTACTCCTGCTATAAATAATGCAAGGGTACTCAAGTTTCATTGATTCTGGTGTTTGGTAATACACATGTGGACATAAAGATCTAAATACACTGTCAAGGTCCATTCGTGGCCGCATTGTATTCACCTCCCAGAGTTATTATGAGTCTTGGTCTCTGAATATCTACAGAAGTAACCTTCCATTTAACTCCGAGCCACTCACAATAAATAATAGAATTCAGATGAGATATAGTAAAAGCATCACAAGCGATAATACTTAACTTATTGTTAATTTTGTAATCATCATTAACACTTTCACTTTGCTGATTCCTATAAGTATTGGAAATTACATCAGCTTTATATGTTCTGACAGTAATATCTTCAATCCAAATACTTGTAGGGTTTCCATCTGCATCAAGTTTTTCACGAGTAAATCTATACCCAACTTTAGCACTGTATCTCATATCTCATCCTCCTTCCATTTTGATTTTTTGTAAAACTAAGGACCCAGCAATTAAGCCAAGTCCCTAGTTAGACAGTCAGTTGATCACTGAGCAAGCAGCTTAAGACCGCTGAATGACAGAGTCTTTGTAAGAACATCGCCATTAAGCTCGCAGGTAATTCTAAGCTTCTCTTTTGTTGACTTAACATAGATTACAGCATCCATATCAGAGTCAAGAGTTACTATTCTGCTATCATTAAGACCACCAATGGTCTGAATCTTAACAACAGCACCCTCAGAAGCTTCGAACTGAAGTGCAATATAGTGGCCTTCCTGCTCTGCGGGATCACCAGAGAACTGAGTATAGCCAGTTACATAGTTAAGGATACCCTGGATAGAGTTATCATTAACAAATACCTGCTCCTGAAGCTCAGAAACCTGCTTACCAAGAAGAACTGCAGAGCTATCCTTAGCCTGTACTTCAAGTGTAAGGTTGTAAACAAACTCAAATGCAATTGCAGAGTAAGGAAGTACAAGAGCGCCTGAGAATCTGGACTCCATAAGGTACTTCTGCTGGTTGAAGTCGATATCGAAATCATCGAAGAAGCTGAGCTCGCCACCCTTATCACGGCCAGTTCTGTAGTCGTTAAGGTTAACAAGAATAGCTGCTAAGTACTTTGTATCGCCATTGTCATTTCTGTAAAGGCCATCAAATACAGGAACTTCAACGATCTTAGAAACACGAAGAGTGTTCTTAAGCTTATCGATGGAGTCATAGATAAGACGTCCAGTAGTATCCTCAATAAGCAACATATCTGCAAGAAGATCTTCCTGGATGAACAATGTAGGATTGCCTGAACCTCTGTACTGCTTTCTGGACTTAACAAGATTCTTGATGAATGCCTTTGCTCTATTCTGATCTGTAGTAGCAGTAGTAACAGCGATTGCTCTCTTGATTGTGAAGAGATCATCATCTGTCCAGATAGGACGAATGTTAGCTTCCTTGATCTTGTCAGGGCTAAGAGGATTACGTCCATCACCAACAAGGATTGCACGTGCGCATTCCTCATCGTACATAATTCTCATTTCCTGCTTGATGAACTCGATAACTGAGAAATCAGTAATATCGATGATGTCATCACGATCGATTCTCTGCTTCTTGTAAACGGTAGTAGGAGTGGTCTCTCTCTTTAACAGAGTGAATACTTCCTCTGCCTTACGGTTGCCCTTGATATAACCCTTAGCACGAGCCTCATCCTCAGTAATATCTGCAAAGATGGTCTTTACTCTGCTGAAAGGTGACTGGCGAACGCCGGTAAGAACTTCGTTAACCCATTCAGTACGTCTCTTAATGAATTCGGGCTGTGTAGTGTAGTTCTTTGCATTGGGGAACAGTAAATCGATATTATCGATACCGTAATCAGCTGCATGAGCCATAACAGAATCCTTAAGTGATCCAAACTTAACAGCATCCTGCATCATCTCTGAGCAAGCCTCAGCACTGTGGATGAGAACTTCGCCCTGAGCTTCATTTTCAAATAAATTGTGCTTCATTTCTTTTTTCTCCTTGTCATTTTGATTTTTTGAATTAATTTCCTCTTCCTCGTCATCGTCTTCTTCATCATCCTCATCATCGGAGTCAATGTCTGAATCATCGATGTCGTCGTCATCTTCATCATCCTCATCGTCATCTTCGTCTTCTTCAGACTTCTTAGCATGACTTAACTCTTCATCATCGTTCTTAGCTGTCATAGAGCTAAAGAGACTAAAAGAGTGCGAGCATGATTTCTTTTTCTCATCGTCTTCGTCTTTTGAATGTTCTAACTCTGATTCCTCATCGTCATCATCGTCATCATCCTCATCGTCGAGATCATCGTCATCGTCGTCATCTTTTGAAGAGTGAGAAACATTATCCTGTTTGGCCATATCTTCGGCCATCATTGAAGCCATAATCAGCATTGCTTTCTTCTGATCATCATTCATTGAATCGATAGCGCTATCAAGATCAAATTCTGAAGATCCGTCGTCGTCGGTCGTGCTATGGCAAAGTTCGGTTTCGTCGCCCATAGTTACAATCAGGCCTTCACCTTCATCATCAGTTGTTTCTGAAGCATGTGCAAGTACTGTATCGATTACAGCACCCTTATTTGCCCCAGCGAGAACTAATGAGACTTCACGAATAATACCATGGATTACGTTATGGCCAACTTCTTTAAGTTTGTTAGCATAAATCGAGAGAGATTTCATACTGCCATTCTTAATGTGGGCAAGAGCATCCTGTCCTTCTTTTGTATCCTTATCGAGATAACCATAGCAGTACACACCATCATCACGATTCTCTAAAACACAATGGCCAAGAACATTCCCGATATTTTTGTGATCGTGATTGTATACTAACGGGACAGTAACACCGTCGCAATCCTTAAATGCATTCTTCTTAATAATTCTACCATCATCACAAAGAATGTCATTCTTGGTCGCCCAACCACTAAAATCGTAGTCCTTCATTGGTTTTTCTCCTCTCGTAATATTTATTTAAATAAACTAAATGCAGGTCTTTCTTCAGAAGAATTTCCCACACTACTATTTCCAAATAAGGAAACATTTCGTGAAGGAAGCTGAGTTGCCTTAGGATTCTTAGGATCAAAGTAGACTTCCTGCTGACCATCAGGCTCACTAGGAGTTTGAGGTTCTTCTTCAACAGGTGCTTGCTCTGCTTCCGGTTCTCCTTCAGCACCACCATTTTGATCTTCTGCCGGATAATCTGGCATATTAGCATTATTTAACTCATCAGCCCTTGGATCATCTGAAGGTGGCATACCCATCTTCTGTCTAAGTTCATTAGATGTCATAATCTCATTTCTAGAAAGCACATCTGCAAACTTAGCAATTTCACTAATAGGTATAAGCTTAAACGGATCAGAGTAATAAACAATAGACTGTCCTTTTGTACGAGCTGTTTGTGTAAGCCATTTACGTCTCATTTCATCACAAAGTGCTGCACAAATAGGCTCAACAGTC